CGCGATGCACTCCCCGGCCACGTGACCCAGGACTAGCCACCCCGGGGCCCGTCCGAGCCGACACGGCGGGCCCCACCATCACCCCACCCCAGACCGAAGGGAGCCCTCATGGGCTGGACCATCTCGCACGGAACCGAAGCCAACGGCCTGATCAGCCCCTCGTACAGGAGCATCTCCGTACTCGACCAACACCTCGCATACGTCCTGCCAGCCCGCGACTGGCGGTCGATGGCGCCAGCGTTCGGAAAGCGCTCTGGCGATCCGTTCACCGTTCCCGCCGCGAAAGCCGCCCATATTGCCGGACTCCTGCGGGTCGCCGCAGGGCACCGCCTGATGCCTCATGACCGAGCGCAACTCGCCCGTGAACTCGCCGACGCCGCAGACCGCGCCGCCAAGGCTCGACAGCCCTGGGAATGGCGCTGATGGCCAACCCCTGGAAATACGCCACCACCATCGCCGACCTCGGCCAACTCATGGCCGACTGGCTCCAGGGCCGTATCCGCACCTGGCCCGGATACGGCGACACCCGACCCGACGACGAAACCCGGCACCTCATTCCCACCCTGGCAGCCGCCTGCCGCGCCGGCTACGTCACCACCAACTCCCAGCCCGGTCTGACCCCCACCCGTGGATACGACGGCCGCATGTGGCGCCAGCGGGCCTGGGTGGAGGGCTGGATCACTGACACGGCCCTCCTCGAACACATCAAGGCTGCCGCCAAGCGGCAGGGCATCACCGTCATCACACACCAGCCCGGCTCCCGGTCACGCGAATACGTCCCGATCACCGAGGCGGACGGCGAATGCCGCACCGGCGTAGGCCACCACATCGGCCACCGCCGACTCATCGCCACCGAATGGCCTGGCATCGGCAGACACGCCCTCCACGAACTGCGTACCGCCACCTTCCTCGCCCTCATCGACACCGAATGGGGCCGGGACAACCAGCTCTGGCCCGCCCTCACCCACGCCACCACCCGCTGAACCACGAAAGGAACCCCGCGTGAACCTCAAGGACGACGCCGCCGACACCGCAGCCCAGGCCCTCAGCAAGGTCTTCGACCAGCTGGACAACGGCAGGCCCGACCCTGCCGACGTGAGCGCCGCCAACCTGGCGATGGGCGTCGCCGACGTGTTCGGCGTTACCGCGCAGGACTACGCCGACCGGCTCGCGCCCAGTTGACCGACACCGCCCGCTGCGCCGCCAACCACCCCGACGACAAGACCCCGTGCGACGACGGGCCGCGCGATGCCGTGACCGTCCTCGACGCCGAGGGCGCCGGCGCCACCGGATGCGAGCACCACAGCGCCCGGCTGCTCGCCTCCCTCGACGGCGGCCGGGTATATCCCAGCCCCAACGCCCCTGAGTCCGCCGCCATTCGCGTGCACAAGGCCGCGGGCTTCATCGACCCGTTCCCCTGGCACGACAACGCGCCCCGCCGCCGCGTCGACCAGCTCTCCGCCGCCGCCAACAGCCGGTGCACCTGCGGCCGCACCGTCCACAGCCTCGACTGCCCCAGCCTCAAGCACGCCCCGACGGCATAGCTCCGCCGGCCGCCGCTGCGCCTCGACTCGACTACCGGGTCGGGGCGCTCGCATGCGCGAGATGGGAGTCAGGCCGACTGCTCGACCTCCGCCGGCCGTTCAGCGGGCACAGCGCGGGCCAGCCACCGGCCCCGGCCCAGGATCACCGACGGGGCGCCCAACGGCTGCAGGCCCAGCAGCCGGCAGAGGCGGGACAAATCCGCGGTCGCGTCGGCCTCCGTATCCGCCAGCACTGTGAAAACAGTCGCCATGCGCTCATTGTGACTGCCAGCAGCCCCAGTTGCGGGCATTTCGCGACATGCCGACAGGTCGACAACCCGATCGCGCATCCAGGATTGTCGGGACCCCAATGCACACTGTGTGTAACGCCTAGCCCCTCAGACCCACGCGCTGCCACGAGGAGCCCACCGTGAACGACACCGCCGCCGACTATTCCTGGCCCACGTGCATGGCCTGCGGACACGAACTCTGGGTGAGCGAAGCCGGCCGACAAGCCTGTCGACCCTGCGAAGACAAGACAGTCAAGCGCCTCGCTGAACTGCCCAGCCTCTTCCGGCAGCTCAACACCACGGCGAGCCTCATGCGCGGCGCCCGCAAGGTCGGTGCCGCCACCTCCGGATCGCGGGTGCCGCCCATCCCGCCCCGCCTCGAAGTGCTGTCCCTCGTTGCCGCAGGGGGAGTGGCCACACGGCTCCGCGACATCGAAGACTCCTGGCGCGCTGCCCTCGGCTGGACCGTCGCCCCCTGGCGTGGATCGCCCGCGGAAGCCGTACCCGAGCACACCCGGTTCCTGATCAACAACCTGCCGTGGGCCGCCGACGCCTACGACTCCATAGACCAAGACATCGACGACATCCGCCGCCTCCACGTCGAATGCGACGCCGCCCTCACCGGCGAACGACGCCCCGGCCGCGTCAACGTCGGACTCTGCCCCGTGGCCGACGAGTCCGGCAAAGCCTGCGGCAATCAGCTCACCGCCAGCGCCGGATCACCCCGCATCCAATGCGGCACCTGCGGCACCGAATGGTCCGACATGGCTGCATGGCGCGACCTTCGCCGAGCACAGGAAGCCGCCAACGAGACAGGAGCAGCAGCGTGAGCGACCTCGCGCGGAGACAGAGAAGTACTTGACCGTAGAACCAAAATGAGCTTATCGTCTGATTCGATCGATCTAGCTGCGTCGAAGGGGTCACCCACCACTGGGTGACCCCTTTCGCATGCCGGGGGTGAACATGCCTGAACTCCACCTCGTCACCGAAGACCTCGCCGCCTACTGGACCGGGCGCCCCGCCTCCACAATCCGGCGCTGGGGAATCGAAGGCCGCATCACCCGACACGAAGACCACAGCCAGCGACGCAACGGCATCCGCTACGACGTGTGGGAACTCCCCGCAGCCAAACGTGACGAGAACGGCCACGTTGTCGAACACGGACCCGCACCGCCCATCACGTCCATCCCCGCGGCCAACGCCGCCTAAGACCCTCGCGGGGCCCGGTCGAGCGGCTGTGGCGGCCCGCTCCCGCCCGCGAGGACCAACGCCTGCCAAGTGGGGGCAGGCAGGGGACCTTGAAGCGCCCCAGCGCTCGGCCCCCGGTCCGCCCGACTGCCTCGTCACAGCCGGGCGGACCCACAACATCCAGCGACAAGAACGGGGGCGGCATGGCCAACTACGCCTTCTACGGCACCTCGACCGCAGCCAGCGACGCCCTCGCCGCCCGCGTCACCACCGTCGAAAACACCGCCCTCGTCAAAGCCGACAACCTCGCCAGCCTCACCAACCCCACCAACGCCCGCACCAACCTCGGACTCGGCAACGCCGCAACCCGCAGCATCGGCACCACCAACGGCACCCTCGCCGCCGGCGACGACACCCGATTCAGCAACTCCCGCACCCCCACCGCACACGCCGCAAGCCACGCCACCGGCAGTAGCGACCCCATCACCCCCGCGGCCATTGGCGCCCTCTCCACCACCACCTGGCGCCGCCGGGACATGCCCGACCAGGCCCTGGCCGACTCCCTCTACGCCGGCACCACACCCACCATCACCGCCACCCAGACCACCACCCCGACCACCGGCTACCTCAAGTACGCCCCGGCCGGCGTCACGCTCACCGGCAGTGACTCGACCGGCCCGTTCCAGTACGCCGGCGCCGGAGCGTTCACCATCGGCGCCTCCTCGCCCGACACTAACTACGTGCTCCCGACCAGCAAGTACCCGAACACATACAGCAGCGGCCAGTCCATCTGGAGCATCGAGTTCGGCACCGACACTCAGCTGCTGCAGGTGCGGTTCAAGTACATGTCGACGACGGCCAGTGGCTTCCGGCTCAGCATCGACGGACGCAAGGTCACCGACCTCATCCAGCTGATGTCCGCGGTGTCAGGGATCGGGACCACCGGCAACGGGCACCTGCTGACCATCGACCTCGGTTCGGCGGCCACCCGCCGGGTACGCATCGACTTTGCGAACGTCCCCTTTGGCGGCGTCTACCTCCCGCCCGGCGCCGGCATTTGGCAGGTGCCTCTTCGGGGTGGCCGGCTCATGGTCCTTGGCGACAGCATCTCCGACGGCTCCGCGGGCAACGTCGGTGGCGGGGCCGGCACGTGGTTCGCCCGCGCGGCCCGGCTGCTGGGCAGCACGGACGCCTGGGAGCAGGGCCGCGGCGGTACCGGCTACATCAGCCCTGGGACCAGCCCTGTCTACGCGGTGTTCCAAGACCGCATCGCGCTGGACATCGTCCCCTACGCCCCGGATAGGCTGATCATCTGGGGCGGTTTCAACGACAACACGGGCAGCCAGTCCGCGATCGCCGCTGCGGCGGCCAGCCTCTACAGCGCGCTGAAGAGCGCTCTGCCCGCGTGCCAGATGTACGTCATCGGCTGCTGGTCACCCACCGGTTCCCCGGCCGGCAGCATCACGAACACTGATGCCACCCTGCGGACCCAGGCCGCCGCCGCCGGGTTGCCGTTCATCAGCCCGATCACGGGCTCCTGCTACGACGCCTCGGGCGCCCTCGTGACCACCCAGGGGCCGTGGATCACGGGCACCGGCAAGGTGCTCGCGACGACGGGTACAGGCATCGCGGACACCTGGATCAGCTCCGACGGCGTGCATCCCACCGACACCGGACACATCGGGCTCGCCCGCCGAATCGCCGCGGCCATCACCGCCCTCATGCCCGCATAGGAGGCGACATGGCCACGCACACCGTCGCAAAGGGCGACCTCGGAGCCCACGCAATCACCCTCGTCGCCAACACCGTCGAGACGACGACGTTCTCCGAAGACCTCGACGAGGTCACCATCGTGTCGATGGATGGCGGGGCCGCCCTCTACTTCACCGTCGACGGCCGCATCCCGACCGTCGGCGGCGCCAGCACCCGCGTCATGCCCGCGGCGATCGGGGCGGTCACCGTACAGCCACCCACCGCCGGCAGCACCGTCGTCAAGGTCATCTCGGCCGGGACGCCCACCATCAGCATCCAACGCGCCTAACCCACGGAGCCCGCGCCATGGCCGACGACCTGCTCGTCATCATCCCCACCCGCGGCCGGCCCCAGGCCGTGCCCGCCATCGTCGACGCCTGGAACCAGACCGGCGCCACCGCCGACCTGCTGTTCGCCGTCGACACCGACGACCCCGAACTCGCCGAATACAAGCAGCACGCCGCCGAGCTGAAGGGCGACGGGCGGATCCGGTTCACGTTCGGCAAGCGGCGCCGCCTCTGCGGCACCCTCAACCAGCAGGCAGTGAAGGCGGCCAAGCAGTACCGCTACCTCGCGTTCATGGGCGACGACCACCGGCCCCGCCCCGCTGCCATGCCGTGGGATGCCCGCATCCGCGAATGCCTGAGCGGCGGACCCGGCATCGTCTACGGCAACGACCTCCTCATGGGGGAGCGGATGCCGACCGCGGTAGCGATGACCGCGGACATCGTCAGCGCGCTGGGGTTCATGGCGCCCGACTGCCTGGTGCACCTCTGCCTCGACCTTGTCTGGCTCGACTGGGGGACGGGCATGAAGCGCATCACCTACCTCGACGACATGGTCATCGAGCACCTTCACCCCGCCAACGGCAAGGCCGAGGTCGACGCCGGCTACGAGGAATGCAACAGCAGCGAGCAGGTCTCCGCCGACAGCGCCGCCTACTACAACTACCGGGACAACGGCGGACTCGAAGCCGACCTGGCCAAACTGTGGAAGCTCGTCGAGGGGGCAGCGTGACTGGGGCGACGGCCTTTGGGCTTCTGCTCGCACATCTTGTCGGCGACTACCTGATCCAGTCCCACTGGATGGCTAGCGAGAAGACAAAGCACTGGTGGCCTGCCTGGGCACACGCTCTGACCTATGGGTTGCCCTACCTGCTCGTTACGCGTTCGCCGATCGCGCTGGCTGCCATCGTCATCACGCACGCGCTCATCGATCACTACCGGCTGGCGCGGCACGTCGTTTGGGCCAAAAATCTCGTTGCCCCGAAGGCGTACCGAAAGCCCTGGGCGGAGTGCTCGGCAACGGGCTACCCGGGCGAGGCGCCTGCATGGCTGACCGTCTGGCTGATGATCATCGCCGACAATGCGATCCACCTCGCGATCAACGCTGCCGCCGTGATGTGGCTCTAGGAGGCAGACGTGACCGCCGAAACTGTCATCCAGGCCTGGGACCAGGCCGACCCTGAAGCGATCCACCCGCTCCGCCGCGTGTCCGAGGACGCGTACTGGGAGTCCGGGCAGGCCCAGGCGGAGATGCTCGCCACCGTCATCCCCGACGGGGCGAAGGTGCTCGACTTCGGCTGCGGCGACGGCCGCGTCGCCATCCCCATGGCCGAGCACGGATACGAGATCACCGCCGTCGACGCCTCCCAGAAGATGCTCGACCGGCTCACCGAACGCGCCCCCGACCTCACCACCGTGCACGCCGCAGCCGACGGCATCGCCAGACACCTCGGCCGCCGACGCATGGACGCCGTCTACAGCCTCGCCGTCCTGATCCACCACAGCTACATCGACTGCCTCGACATCATCACCGCACTCCGAGCAGCCACCAAGCTCGGCGGGATCCTCGTCCTCGACTGGCCCGTCAGCGACCAGCCCGCAGAGGCCGACAGCTGGATCGGCGTCACCACCTGGACCCGCCAGCAGCAGACCGACGCCTGCGCCCGGATCGGCCTGGAGCCCATCGACAGCGAACTGCCGTGGGGCGTCTACCGGGCCGTAAAGGCCATCTGACCCCGCACCACCCAGAACGCCTGCGGTTGATCCCCGCAGGAAGGAAGCCCCGGAGGCCCCGAGCTCCGGGGCTTCCGCCATCTCGGGAGGCAACATGAACACCCAATTCACCGACCGGTACGAAGCCCTCGGCATGCAACCGCCCAGCCTCCTGACCGTCTGCCGAGGACAGTGCGAAGGCGTCGGAGTCGTACCCGTTTTCATGGACAGCCCGACGGTCAACACGGAACTCAAGAAGCAAGGGCGCACGATCTGCAAGCCCAAGGACGAGATGGATCCTGCACTGATCGCCCTCTGGAATCAGGCAGAAGCCGAGTCGCACGCCGCCGACGGATGGCACTTCGTCACCTGCCCCCAGTGCCACGGCACAGGCAAGCGCCCGGGGTGGTTCCCCAAGCTGCGCAATCTCCCGAACCTGATTCGCTGCCGGTGGCGATTCTTCCGAGGATGCGTCCTGAACATGGACTGCCGAGCTGAGCCCGAAGCCCGCTGGTCACGACTGAAGCACCTGAAGATCGCTCTGCCCGTGCTGTTCAAGCGCTGAGGAGGCGCCATGCGTGTTCTCCTCACCGGAGCATCCGGGTTCGTCGGCCGTCACCTGCACCAAGCGCTCCGCGCCCGAGGCGACGATGTCACGGCCATCGATCTGGAGCCCACGCCGGGCGTATACGAATGCGACGCCCTCGACTTCTTCCGCGAGGACGACACCCACTACGACCTCGCCATCCACGCGGCGGCAATCGTCGGCGGCCGGGCCAGCATCGACGGCAGCCCCCTCGGCGTCGCCACCAACCTCGCACTCGACGCCTGGTACATGCGGTGGCTGGTCCGCACCGGTACTCCGCGCGCCGTGTTCTTCAGCTCATCTGCGGCATATCCGGTCGCACTCCAAGAGCCCGGCGAGATCCACCGGCTCGCCGAGACCGACATCGACTACGCCAACCCTGGCCAGCCCGACGCCACCTACGGACTCGCCAAGCTCACCGGCGAGCAGCTCTGCCAGTACGCGGCAGCCGAAGGCATCCAGATGACCGTGCTCCGGCCGTTCTCCGGCTACGGCGAAGACCAGGCCGACTGCTACCCGTTCCCCGCCTTCATCCAGCGGGCGAAGCGGCGGCAGGACCCCTTCGAGATCTGGGGCAGCGGCGACAGCACCCGCGACTGGATCCACATCGACGACCTCGTCGGCGCCACCATCGCGGCCGTTGAATGGGGCATCACTGGGCCGATCAACCTCGGCTGGGGCCGGGCCACCAGCTTCAACGAACTCGCCCACCTCGTCGCCAAACAAGCCGGCTACACGCCGCAGCTCAAGTACCTGGCAACCGCACCCCAAGGCGTCCACCACCGCGTCTGCGACCCCACACGGATGCTCGACTTCTACCAGCCCCGCGTCACCCTCGAAGAGGGCATACAGCGGGCGCTCAACACCTGACACCCCACCCGGAAGGCCCGCGCCATGGCTGACCACAGGATCGGACAGACCGTCGACGCCCTTGGCGTCACCGCAGACCTCGACGACGAAGACATGGTCACCGACTGCATCGTCCTCCTCAAGGTTCTGCAGGCCGACGGCACCATCGCCATGTCCATCGGCACCACCGACAGCACCGACTGGATCAACCAGAAGGGCCTCCTCCACAGCGCCCTCGAACTCACCGAAGGCCACTACCGGGCAGTCGGAGACGACTGATGAGCGGCGGCTGGCAAGGCAGCTCGCGATGGCGGCGGCTGCCCGCGAACTGGCGCAGTGAACTCCGGCCCGCCGCGCACGCACGCAACCCCGAACACATCTGCCACCTATGCGGACGGCCCGGCGGCGACTACCTCGACCACAAGAACCCCGGCGACGACCACAGCCTCGACAACCTCGACTGGGCCCACGACCGCGTACCCCCGCACTGCCACCGCTACAAGAGCAGTGCCGAAGGCCACGCCGCCAAGCGAAAAATGCCCGGACGGAAGCGGCCACCCGAGCAACACCCAGGACTCCTCTAGACGGGGGGACCAATGGCGACCAGCCCACAACGCCCGGACTACCAGTGCATAGCGCAGCTCGAACGCGAACTCGGCATGGGCAAGCGCCAGAGTGAGCGCGGCATCCGCCCGAATCCCGTCTGCCTCGTCAAGAACTGCGCCGCCGATACCACGGAACTGCGCACATGGAGCGGGCAGCTCATCCGGCGCGTATACCAGCACTGAGGTGACCCGATGCCCGCCTACCTCGTCGTCCACCCCAAGGGGAAAGGCGAAGACGTTCTCGTCGAGGACCCCGAGCTCACCCTCTCCTTCGACCACGGTTGGGCAGTCCTCTCCGACCAGCACGGCCCCTGCATGGCCATCCCCGCAGACAGCGGCGCCACCATCACCCGCATCGACCCAGACGAAGACCAGCCCACCCAGGAGTGATCCACGTGGCCAGCAAGGGACGAGGCAGCAAGGGCGGTGGTCGAGGCGGCAACGCCCAGACCCTCCGCAACTACTGGAGTACTGGAGCCGGCGCGGCCAAGATCAGATGGGGAACGCCGGGCGACTGGAAGCGCTGCGTCCGAGCCGTGTCCAAGTTCATGGGACCGAGGGCCAAGGGCTACTGCCAGCTGAGGCACATGCAGGCCACAGACACCACCACCTCGCAGCACGCCAAGGCGCTGAGGGGTGGAGGCAGGCGCAGGCGGTAGGGCAGGGCGTGCCCCACCTGCCGCCCCACCCGGGTGGGCGGGGCATGGGGTGCGGTGCCGGCTGGGCAGGCAGGCCAACGCGGTCATGGTCATCTTGTGCGTGAGTTGCGATCGTCGAGCTTGATCGATTACTGCTGATCAAGGTTCTTGAGAGTTCGGCAGATGAAGATCGTCGAGTGGTGATCGAAAAGGCTAAGCGATCTTGGAGATCAAGATTCATAGGGCTTGAAATTTCATGATCCAAATCAACTTTTCCTTGATCAAATAACCATGATCACCTGGGGGAATATCCCATGATCATGATCTTTTGGCCATCGGGGCCGTATAGCACCTGACCCCGTGTACGGGTTCCCAAGGCCCCTGACCTGCGGCAATGTCAGCCACCGCGCGGCCAGCTCCTCGGGAGCCGCTCGTACCGAACGGGTAACTATGCAGGTCAACAGCCTGTAGCCGTAACGCACACCGGGTAGGCTTGCCTCATGTCCACGACTCTGCGTCTCACCTGCGAGCGATGCTCCGGCCCCATGCCGGCCGCCGCCAGGGCCGATGCGCAGTACTGCTCGTCACCGTGCAGGCAGGCTGCCTACCGGGCACGTTGTAAGGCGGAGCGCGCCCGGGTGCGGGTGGACCAGCAGGCCAGAGTCCCGGCCGAGTTGACGTCGCGTCCTCGCTGGGTGCGGCATAAGGACAAGGTGCCGCTGCGCACCGATGGGCGCTTCGCCTCGGTGAAGGACCCATCATCCTGGTCGGACTTCCCCGCGGTTGCGGCGTCCCGCACCGGCGACGGCATCGGCTTCGTCCTGACGGCCGGCGACGGCATCGTCGTCCTCGACCTGGACCACGCGGTCGAGGACGGTCGCGTGCTGCCGTGGGCGCAGGCGATCGTGGACCAGCTGCCGCCGACGTACATGGAGCGCGGCCGGTCCGGAACCGGCCTGCACCTGTGGTTCCGGGGCGCCGTGCCGCACGGCCGGCGGATCCGGCGGGGGGAGTTGGCGGTTGAGGTGTACTCGGACCGCCGGTACATGATCGTGGGCGACCGGGTGCCGGGTACGCCTCTCAGTCTTGCCGAGCTGCCTGACGCAGCCGGTTTGGTCGCCTCGCTCTGACGCCCCGGCGGCGTCCCTGGCGGGGCGTTGTCGTTTCCAGCCCTTCGCGCGCCCTGGTGGCGTGCTCTGACCCTGGAGGTCGTCATGGGCGCGCACGGACCTATCCCGAAGCGTTCCGAGGAACGCCGTCGCCGTAACAAGGATGACGGCCCTGAACTGATCCAGGCTCCATCGGGGCAACCGGAAGGACTTCCGGACCTGCCTGAGCCGAGTGCGCAGTGGGATCCGATCGCCACGGACTGGTACATGTCCTTGCGCGAGTCCGGGCAGGCCGCCTTCTACGAGCCGTCGGACTGGGCTGTGGCCCGGTACGCCGCAGAGCTGATGTCGCGAGTGCTGGACTGCTCAGAGCGCGGCCCGAACGGCCAGCTCGTTGCCGCCCTCAACTCGGTGATGTCGTCTCTGCTGACGACCGAGGGCGATCGCCGGCGGGCGCGCATGGAGTTGGAGCGGAAGAAGCCCGACGGTCCCAAGCTGGCATCGGTGAGCCCGCTGGATTCGTACCGTGACATCGCAGGAGGCTGACGAGCAGGCCCCCGACGTCGTCGAGCCCTTCACCTTGGGCCCTACGTGGAAGCGTGGCCCGGACGGCAAGTTCGTCCTGCCGGAGTACACGCTCGGCTGGCAATGTCTCGCCTGGACGAAGACGTATCTGCAGCACTACGTCGGCAAGCCGTGGCAGTACACGCCCGAGCAGGCCCGGTTGACGCTGTGGTGGTACGCCATGGATCCGGCGACGAACCGCTTCTTGTGGCGCGACGGCGTGATTCAACGACTGAAGGGCCACGGCAAGGATCCCTTGAAGGCAACGTGGGCGGCGTTCGAGTTCGTGGGGCCGTGTCGTTTCGATCGGGTCGCGGACGAGGGCAACGAGTGGGGTGTCACGCCGGGCCAGCCGCTGGGGATTCAGCATCCGGCGGCGTGGGTGCAGATCGCTGCGGTGTCGCAGGATCAGACCCGGAACACGATGACGCTCTTCCCGCTGATCTTCTCGAAGCGTGCGATCGAGGAGTACCGCATCGACCTCGGCAAGGAGATCATCTACGCCGATAAGGGGCGGGCCCGCACTGAGGCTGTGACGTCGTCGCCGCGCGCCCTTGAGGGTGGCCGGCCGACATTCACGTCGATGGGCGAGACGCACCACTGGCTGGAGTCGAACTCGGGCCACGAGATGGCGGCCGTGATCGAGCGCAACGCCACGAAGTCGGCGGACGGGCAGTCCCGGACGTTGGCGGACACGAATGCGTTCGAGCCGGGTGAAGACTCGGTGGCTGAACGGACTCGGGACGCCTACGAGGCGGCGGAGGCCGGTCGAGCTGCCGATACGGGCTTGTTCTACGACACGCTGGAGGCGCCGCCTGAGGCGAAGCTGACGGAGGCGTGGATCGAACCGACACTTCGTGCGGTCCGCGGGGACTCCACGTGGCTGGACATCGGCCGGCTGAAGGCGTCGATCTTGGACGTCCGTAACCCGCCGTCCCGGTCGCGCCGCTTCTGGTACAACCAGATCGCCGCAGCTGAGGACGCATGGATGGCCCGCTACGAGTGGGATGCCTGCAAGCGCGAGGATCTGACGCTCACCGACGGCGACGAGGTTGTCCTCTTTTTCGACGGCTCCAAGAGCGACGACGCGACGGGCCTGGCGGCCTGCCGGATGTCGGACGGTCTGGTGTCCGCCCTCGGCGTGTGGCAGAAGCCGGCGAACTGGCCGGCGCCGAACACTCCGGGCTTCGTGCCCTACCGGGTGCCGCGTGACGAGGTCCATGGCGTCGTCGAGGGCGCGTTCGCCCGGTTCAAGGTGCTGGCGTTTTTCGCTGACCCAGGCTCTGGCCAGGACGATGACGACGGCGAGATGTATTGGGACACGTACATCGACACGTGGGGTCAGACGTGGGGGCCGAAGCTGGCGCTCCGTTCCGTCCTGTCCGGCCCGAAGGCGCACGCGGTCCGCTGGGACATGCGCGATCCCCGCAACCAAGAGACGTTCACGGACGCAGTGAAGCGCACTCATGCGGATGTCCTGGAGCGGACACTCGTCCACGACGGGCACAAGGTGCTGCGCACCCATGTGATCAACGCCCGACGGCGCACCAACCGTTGGGGCATCACGATCGGCAAGGAGCACCGTGAGTCTGCCAGGAAGATCGACCTTGCGGTGTGCGCGATCGGGGCCCGAATGCTCCGTCGCATGATCCTCAACTCGCCGAAGAGGCCGAAGAAGAAGACGCCGGGCAAGGGGAGGGTGGTGGTGTTGCGATGACCCTGTCCATCCCCGAGCTGCCTCTGCTGAATTTGTCGGATGGCGAGTTGGCATTGATCCAGGTGCTGCGGCAGGACATGCTGTCGGACCGGTGGCGGCTCCAGCTCCGCGACGCCTATTTCAACGGCGAGCAGCTGGTGCGCGATCTGGGCATCTCGATCCCGCCGCAGCTGAAGGGCCTGCATACGGTCATCGGTTGGCCGCGGATCGGTGTGGAGTCGCTGGAGGAGCGCCTTGATCTGGAGGCGCTGCGTTGGGCTGACGGTTCGGACTCGTCTGACCTGCAGGAGATCGTCGACGCGAACGACCTGCTGGACGAGTCGAGCCTGGCGCATCTGGATGCCCTGACCTACGGTCGCGAGTATCTGGCTGTCGGCTCGGGGGACTGCGGCGAGGATTGCCCGCCGCTGATCAGCATCGAGTCCCCTCTGGACATGACGCTGATGTGGGATGCCCGCCTGCGGATGGGTACCGCGGCTCTGCGTGAGTGCGCGGCCGGCGACCTGTATGACGCTGGCGGCGATGACCGGATGCTGGTGCTGTACCTGCCGGATCAGACGATTCACGCGGTGCCGACCGCGTCGGGCGGCTGGGAGGTTGTGGACCGGGACATTCACCAGCTTGGTGTTGTGCCGGTGGTCAGGATGGCGAATCGCCAGCGGACGGCAGACCGCGTCGGCAAGAGCGAGATCACCCCGGACGTCATGAGCATCACCGATGCGGCATGCCGGCGGTTGATGGGCATTGAGGTCGCGTCTGAGTTCTTCGGGGCGCCGGCTCGCTACATCCTGGGTGCGAGTGAGTCTGCGTTCCAGGACGCTGAGGGCAACACCAAGAGCGCGTGGGAGACGTACATCGGCCGCGTTCTCGCGTTGGAGCGGGATGAGGACGGCAATGTGCCGACCGTCGGGCAGTTCCCTGCCCATGACCCTTCCGGCCAGACGAAGATCATTGACCTGTATGCGCGGATCATGGCCTCGCAGTTCGGCCTGCCGCCGCACATGCTCGGCTACACGACGGACAACCCCGCCAGCGCAGACGCGATCCGGTCCACGGAAGCGAAGCTCGTCAAGCGCGCCGAGCGACGGAGCCGCCGATTCGGTGCCGCCTGGCAGCAGGCCATGCGCCTCGCCCTGTGGGTGCGGGACGGCGAGCCGCCGGACAAGGGGCGGCGCATCGAGTGCGTGTGGCGGAACCCTGCCACGCCGACGATCGCCGCTCAGACGGATGCCGTGGTCAAGCTCGTGCAGGCGAACATCCTGCCACCCGACTCGGACGTGGCCCTGGAAATGGCTGGGCTAACCGAGGGCCAGCGGCAGCGCGTGGCTGCGGACCGGCGTCGAAGCGCGGGCCGGCAGACCAGCTCCGCCGTACTGGATCATCTTGCCGCGCTCGGTGCCGAGGGGGCGGCGGCGCCGGGAGGACTGACGCTGGGGGCCGACGGTGGCGACACTCTCGGATGACACCCCGGCGGCGGCCCGGCAGCGGGCTGTCCAACGCGGCCTGACACGTCTTCTGCTCAGGGACATGCGGAAAATTCGGCGACTGATCATTGCTTCTCGACTGAAGGACAGTGTGCCGGCTTGGGTCGATGCGGTGCGGGTGCTGGTCGATCAGTACGGCCAGACCGCCGCCTCTGCCGCTGCGGACTTCTACGATGCTCAGCGTGAGGCGGCCGGGGCGCCTGGCAGCTTCACGGTGCCGCTCGCTGACTCGCCTCCGGACGATCAGGTCGACCAGTCGATGCGGTGGGCGACGAAGGACTTGTGGCCGCGGGATGCAGATGTGGCCACGGAAGTGCAGAGCCGGCCGCTCGAAGAACGGATGGCGGCAGCCCAGGTGAAGGCCGAGCAGGCTGCTCAACGGCTCGTGACCGATCAGGGTCGGCAGACGCTGCGTCAGGCGGTGCAGCAGGACCGTGGCGCGGTGGGGTATGCGCGGGCGGCAGCCCTTGGTGGCTGCTTCTTCTGCAAGCTCATGGCTTCCCGCGGAATGATCTACAAGACGGCCGAGTCTGCTGGTCGCGACGCGAACGACCGGTTCTCTGGCGACGCGTCGGTGGTGAAGTTCCACAACGACTGCCACTGCGCGATCATCCCTGTCTTCCGGGGCCAGCGGTTCGAACTGTCGCCGCACGCGGCGGAGTGGGACCGCATCTACCGGGAGTACGCCGCCGGGCATCCAGGCGATCAGCTTCGCCTGTTCCGGCGCGCGCTAGCCGAGCACGATCAGCAACCGCTGCCCGGCACACGCTGATTCAACGAGGTTGCCCTGGTGGCGGCCTTTCTCATTTCCACAGCCCCTGGAGGGCCGATTCGTCATGCCCGAAGAGACCGAGAGCACTGAGCAGCAGGCCGAGGCTGGCACCGAGGAGACCGTCGAGGAGACGGCGACCGAGGAGAGCGGAAGCGCCGAGACTACGGATGACGCCCAGGAGGCGGAGGCCGAGGTCGAGGAGAAGCCGTTCGACCGGAAGCAGGCCGAGGCGAAGATCCGGAAGGCGAACAGCGAGGCCGCGAATCTCCGGAAGCGCCTGAAGGAACTGGAGCCCCTTGCCCGGAAGGCCAAGGAGTTCGAGGACGCGCAAAAGTCGGAGAGTGAACGTCTCAACGACCGGCTCGCTGTCGCCAACGAGCAGATCACCAAGACCCGCACCCGCCTCGTCGAGGCGCGCGTGCAGGCCCTGGCCGGCTCGGAAGTAGGGGATCGGAAGGCGTTCACGGACCCCGAGGACGCAGTCGGTCAGCTGGAGCTCTCTTCGTACATCGACGAGTCGGGTGACATCGACGAGGCCGCGATCGAGGCGGACCTTCAGGCGCTGTTGGAGCGCAAGCCGCACTGGGCGCGAGTCCAGCCCCCGGAGGGCCCGCGGCGTCCGGCACCGGACCGTACTCAGGCGTCCGGCGCCAACAAGACCAGGACCCCCAACCCCCGCGATGAGTTCGCCGGGTGGCTGAATACGCGGCTGCAGTAGCCGCTGAGAGAAGGTTGTCATGGCGGTTACCGCCCCTCTGACGCTGTCCAATGTGGATGGCGCGCTTCTGCCCCGCACGATCACTGCGCCGATCTTCGAGAAGAGCGTTGAGCAGTCGGCGGTGATGGCGCTGGCGCGGCCGGCGCCGCTGGCCCTGGACGCCACCACCAGCGTCCCGATCCCGATGGATGTGCCGACCGCGGACTGGGTCGGGCAGGCGGCGAAGAAGCCTCTGTCGACCGGTGGCGTCGACGTCAAGCAGATGCAGGCCAAGAAGTTGGCCGTGCTCATCCCGGTCGCCATGGAGGTCGCGAAGACCAACGCCGGTGGCCTGTACGACCAGCTGCAGAAGGATCTGCCGACTGCATTCGCGCGGGCTTTCGACCACGCGACGATCCACGGCAAGACCATGAAGGGCGCGGCGGGCCCGTTCACCGAGTACCTTGCCGCGACCAGCAACAGCGTGGCGCTGGGCACCAAGTCGCAGGGGCAGGGTGGCATATGGGCCGACCTGGTCACCGGCATGGAGGAGGTCATCGACTCCGACTGGGATTACACCGGCACCGTCGCGGACCACCGCCTGAAGCCGAAGTTGCTGCTCGCGACGGACACCACGGGCCGGCCGATCCTGGTGGACACGCAGACGCCGGGCACGAACATGGCGGCGGCAGGCACGCTGATCGGCGAGCCGCTGGCGTACTCGCGGTCGGTGTCGGGTAAGCAGCGCCGCCAGGCGACGTCTGTGGACTCCGGCCTGCGCGCACTGGGCGGCGACTGGTCGCAGGCCGCCTACGGCGTGGGCATGGACATCACCGTGCGGATCAGCGACCAGGCCACCTACGTGGACGAGGAGGGCGGCGTGCACAGCGCCTTCCAGGAGAACCTGGTGCTGATCCTGGCGGAGGCCTATTACGGCTTCGTGATGGGTGACGCGGACGCGTTCGTGAAGTTCACCGGCACCCCGAGCGGTAGCTGATGGGGCGGGCTGTCCCGGCTTCCGCGCCGGGCGGGACGGCCACCCCGCTGAAGATCGTGGCCCGTGTCCATGCGATGCCGCCGGAGCACAATGCTGGGGCCGAGCACATGCTCGTCTCGATGCTGAGGCCTCTAGTGGATCGCGGTCACGACGTGTCCGTCTGGCTGTCCCGGTACGGGCGGGCCCACGAGGTCTACGAGTACCGGGGCATACAGGTGGTGCCGATGGAGGCCCGCCTGGACTTCGCGACGGCTGTGCGCCGGGCGGATGTCTTGGTATCGCATCTGGAGTGTGTGCCGTCGACGTCGGCTCTCGCTCGCGGTTACGGCAAGCCGGTCGTCGTGGTGTGCCACAACACGCATGCGCCAACCTTTCGTCATATGGCGGCTGGTGGGACTGCGCTTGCGGTGTACAACAGCCGGTGGATGGAGGCGGAGGCCGAGCTGTTCTTCGCTGAGTACCCGAAGTCGGTTCGCCCCGAGCAGTCGCTGATCGTGCGTCCGCCGGTGTTCGCCGACGAGTACGCGACGAAGCCGGGCAAGGCCATCACGCTGATCAACTGCAATGAGGCCAAGGGCGGCCACGTCCTGGAGTCTCTGGCCAAGCGCATGCCGGATCAGGAGTTCCTGGCGGTGCGGGGCGCCTATGGTGAGCAGATCCTTCCAGACCTGCCCAACCTGACGGTCCTCGACCACGTCCGCGGCGAGGACATGCGGGAGCAGGTCTACAGCCGCACCCGCGTGCTGCTGATGCCCAGCTCCTACGAGTCATGGGGAAGGGCGGGAGCTGAGGCGCTTGCCTCTGGCATCCCGGTCGTCGCGCACCCTACGCCGGGCCTCGCAGAGTCCCTTGGTGAGGCCGGTATTTTCGTCGATCGCAACGACACCGCAGGCTACGAGGCGGTGATCCGTAAGTTGCGGACGCCCGCCGAGTACCGGCTCGCGAGCAAGCGGGCCAAGGCGCGCTCAGCGGAACTCGACCCGACTGCGGAGCTTGCGGCTTGGTGCGATGCCGTGGAGGCACTGGCCTGAGAGGAGTACCGCCATGGCGTTCGTGACTCCTACCGCCGAACAACTCGGCCTGTACCTGGGACTCGACGAGATCCAGGGCGACCGCGCGGATCTACTGATCCTCCAAGCCGTTGCGCTCGCTGAGTCCGTGGTGAAGCCCTTGCCGGATCAGGCGACGGCGATCGTGCTGTCAGCTGCGGGCAGAGCCTACGTCAACCCGCAGCAGGTGTCTTACGAGACGATCGGCCCCATGTCGGTACAGCGGCCCAGCGGTAGCGGTGGCCTGTACCTAACGAAGGCCGACAAGGCGGCGTTGAAGAGCCTCGCCGGCCGCGGTGGCGCATTCACCGTGGACCCGACGCCGGCGGACGCCAACCCTTGGGCGTCGTGGCCGCTCGATGCTGATCCACTGCTTGTGGACGGCGAGTACGAGCCGGGTTGGGAGTATCCCTGATGCCGGCCCCGTACCCGTTTGGGGAGACGGTGGTGCGGATGCGTCGCGGCCCGTCTCCTGGCCGGGATCCTCGCGGGCAGCCGATCCCTGGGACGGTCGCTGAGCTGCCTGTGGCTGGCTGTGTGGTGGTGCCTCGCTCGGAGTCTCCGGCTGTGGGTGGCGCGGAGCAGCAGGCCCGGGACACGGTCATCGTCGGCTACACCGTCTACGCCCCGGCTGGATCGGATTGGCGGACGACGGATCAGGTGCGTATCCGCGGCGAGGTCTGCGAGATCACGGGCGAGCCAGGCGACTGGGGACGGTCCCCGTTCACCGGCACCCGCGGTCCGATGCAGTTCGCCGCGGACCGGGTCACCGGCTAGCCCGCGCTTGCTCCACAGCGGCGACGAGCTTCGCTGCAGCGTCGTTGCTTTTGCGGGGGACGGACAGGCTGTGCGGGTCCTCGTAGGGCGGCCGGCCCGCGGCCAACACCCCACCCTTCTCGGCTGCGGCGACGCTGCCGGGCAGGACGAACTGCACGTAGCCGTGCATGAGCCTGGTGCCCTCCTTGTAGCGGGTCCCGGTGACGTCTGCGGCCCGGATCCGCACCGGTGCCGGCCTGGGCCCGACAGGCGTCTTGGTGATGGTGATCCATTCGCCGTCGAAACTGATGCTGCCGAGTACGCCCTTGACGTCCATGTCTGCCCCCAACGTGTGTGAGGAGCTGAGGATATGGCGGCACGGTTCAAGATGTCCCGGAAAGGGGTCGGACAGCTGTTGAAGTCTCCGATGGTGGAGGCGGAGATGCTGCGTCGCGCCGAGATCATCAAGACGGTTGCAGTCAGCATCGCGCCCGTCTACACAGGGACGTGGAACGCGACGCCGGGCCAATACAAGGCGTCGTTCGAGGCGTCGTCCACCGCTCGTGGGGGGCGGCGACGGGACCGGGCTACGGCCACGGTCACCAACACGGCCTACTACGCCCGTTGGGTGGAGTACGGCACCGAGAGGGTGCCTGCCCACCATGTGCTGCTGCGTGCCGCCCGTGCGGGTGGCCACTGATGGCGGCCGTGGGCTCCGTGGACGTCGAGGTGCTGTTGATTGGCTGGCTGCAGGAGCAGCTCGGCGACGGCATCGTGATCCGCGACGAGCTCGACAACAACCTCCTCGACGAGCTGCCGACGGTGCAGGTTGAGCGGGTTGGCGGTACGGACGACGGCCTGCGCCTTGACCACACCTTGGTCGACATCGACGTGTACGCGGCCACGCGCGGCGACGCCGCCGACCTGGCCGCCGCAATCCGCGGACTGCTGCTCGGGCTGCCTGGCTCGACGGTTGGCGGCGCGGTCATTGGCCGCGTGCGGACCGAGGCCGCACCCATCTCTCGCCCCTACGAAAACCTCGGGCTTCGCCGCGTTGGCGGCACGTACTCCCTGTATCTGCATCCGGTCTCTTGACCGGCTGGGCCCGCGCCGGACCCTTAGTTCCCGCCCCGCGCGGGCTTCTCGCATGTCTGGAGACATCATGGTCAACATCACCCGCGCAGCGGACCTGACGGTCGTCGGAGCTAATGGCGGGGGGTGGGTGGCTCCGGTCGGTACGGCTGCTCCCGACTCGCCGCTGACCCAGCCCGATTCGCCGTGGAAGGCGCTCGGCGCGATCAGCGACGACGGCCTCACCTATGGCTTCGATGAGGACTCGCAGGAGTTCACGCCGTGGGGCCTCACTAGCCCGTTCCGCACCCAGATCACCAAGAGCGTGCGGACGTTCGGCCTGACGGTGTGGGAGACATCCCGACTGGCGGTGCAGGGCCTTCAGTTCCGCCTGGACGAGGCGGACCTGACGCCCGACGTCGGCGGCATCACCAAGTTCGCCGAGACCGCCAGTCCGGCTCCTGACCGTCGTGCGTTCTGGTTCCTGGTGATGGACGGCGACTCTGCCAGGGGCTTTTACGTTCCGCAGGGTGAGATCTCGGACCGCAGCGACGTCTCGTACAAGCAGGACGAGATCAGCGGCTTCGAGTGGACCATCACGACCTACCCCGACGAGGCAGGCAACACGGTTTACCACGTCGACAAGCTGCCGCTGACGCCGAGCGAGACGGTGTCCTGAGCTGGGTGGGCGGGCCGCATCCGTGGCGCGGGCCCGGCCCGCCCGCCCTACCCCTTGTGAGTGCCCGCGCCGTGACCACGTGCCGTAGGAGGCCCGCGCCATGACCACAACGAAGACCGACACCAGCGCTGCGGAGGCGCAGGAGCTGGAAGCTGCTGACGACGGCTACGTGACCGTGCCGCTCGCCGGCTACGACGGTGTCACCAAGGATGTCCGGACGCTGCCGGCCACTCGCTGGAGGGCGTCCGCGATGCGCGCCCTGCGTAGCGGGGACGTCGACGGCTTCATGGAACGCGTCCTGCATGAGGACGACTACGAGACCTACGAGGATCTCGACCCGGACCAGGAAGGCATCGGGCATTTTGCAGAGCGGGCCGCCGAGGCTGCGGGTGAGTCCCTGGGGAAATCCAGTGGACCGTCTCGGTCCTCGAGGAACACCCGGAAGCGGTAGAAGCTGATCTGCTGGACCGCGGGCTCGACGTCCTTGACGTGCACACGGGCCGGATGACGTGGCGTCGGCTGCGGGTCATCATTCAGGGCCTGCCGCCGGAGTCCCGCACGATGACGGCGCTCCGTAACGCCATGCCGGAGGAAGACCTCGACGAGCAGGCCGAGCAGGGCAAGCCGGAGGAGGGGCGCTGGTCGCAGCTGGAGCAGCTGGTGGCGGCGTCCTGTGACCGGCTGGCGCGGATCGAATATGTGCTGATCTGCGCGAACACCGAGAAGAAGTCCCAGCGTCCGGATCGGCCGGAGCCGATGCGGCGCCCGGGTGCCGCGCCGCGGCGAAAGAAGTCGGCGTTGTCTGACGCCGGCGCGCAGAGGCTTTTCGAGCTGATCAACGGAGGCGCGGCGTAGCGCAGGAGGGAGGCCTCCTGTGGCGATCAGTGTCGGCAGCGTCGAGGTCGATGTCATCCCCAATACGCGGGGGATTTACCAGCGTTTGCGTGCGGACCTTGTGCCTGCCGCCACTCGCGCTGGGACCGATGCCGGCAACGCCGCAGGGCGAGCCTTCGGGCCGGCCATGCGGGCCCAAGTCGGCGACATCGGCACCTCCATTGGGCAGCAGATCGGCCGACAGATCGCCAGCCGGATCACGGCGCAGATCCGCACATCTCTGCAGCAGGGGGTTGCCCAGGGCGGTGCGCAGGCGCGGGCGTCTGCAACCCGGCAGGGCGAGCAGACCGGTAGTGCGTTCGCCCGGTCGCTGCAGGCGCGGCTTCAGGCTGCGATGCGGAACTTGCCGGAGGTCCGGCTGACCGCAAACTCGTCGGATGCGGAGCGGGAGATCTACCGGCTGCGGCACGAACTGCAGGCGATCAGCGACCTGCGGATCGGCGTTGACATCAGTTCGGCTGACGCCACGGCGGCTATCGACCGTATCCGTGCTCGGCTGACGGAGCTGTCGGCGTCGAATGCGGATGTAGCGCTGCGGGTGGATTCGGCTGCGGCTGCCACGGAGCTGGCCGCTATCCAGGCGCAGGTGGATGCGCTGGATGGCGATACTGCGCGGGTCGACGTGGATACGTCGGGTGCGATGGAGGCCGTTCTTCAGCTGGTTATGGCTTTGGGCAGGGTGGCTGCGCTCCCGGCGATTCCGGTGCTTGCTGCCGGTATCGGCTCCATCGCGGCAGCCGGTCTGGCGGCGGGCGCGGGCGTGGGCGCCCTCGCGGCTGTGGCGATTCCTGCGTTCACCGGGATCAAGGGTGCTCTGGGCGCGCAGAAGCAGGCGCAGGACGCGGCGACGGGCGCCACCGCGAGCGGCGGACAGGCGGCTTCGCAGGCCGCGTCGAAGGCGCTGCAGATGGCCGGTGCGCAGCAGGCCCTGGCGGCGGCTCACCGGAACGCGGCCCGGCAGATCGCGCAGGCCGAACAGGGCATCTCGGATGCTGTCCGAACGGCGGCGCAGAACAACTTGGCGGCGGCGGATCAGGTCAAGCAGGCCCGAAAGGGCCTCGCCGACGCCTATCAGCAGGCCGCGGATCGCACCCAGTCTGCGAACGACCGGGTGACGCAGGCCGAGCAGTCGCTGGCGGACGCGCAGCGCACGGCACGGCAGGCGCAGCAGGATCTGACGCAGGCCCGGCACGAGGCCGCGGTGCAGCTGGAGGAGCTGTCGACCCGGGTTACCGATGCTCAGCTCAGTGAGCGCGATGCGGCATTGGGCGTGCAGGAGGCCCGTCAGCGGCTGCTGGCCACGCAGGCGGTCGGGTCGAAGGCGACGCTGCTGGAGCAGCAGCGGGCGCAGCTGGGATTCGATCAGGCGGTGCAGCGGCTCAAGGAGCAGCAGGCCGAGACGAAGAATCTGACCGCGCAGAAGTCCGCGGCTGACAAGGCCGGCGTTGAGGGCTCGGACGTGGTCCGGTCTGCCCAGGAGCGTCTTGCTGCTGCCCAACGAAACGTGAGCGGGCAGCAGGCTGGACTGGCGAAAGCCCAGCAGGACGCGGCGAAGACGCAGATCCAGAACCAGCAGGCCATTGCTGCAGCTCAGGACAAGGTGGCTGCTGCCCAGCGCAATGTGGCCAAGGTGCAGGAGGATGGCGCCAGGTCGGTGGCGCGTGCCCAGCAGCAGCTGGTGGCCACGCAGCAGTCGGCGGCGGACAGCATCACGTCGGCGCAGAGGCAGATCCAGTCGGCGCAGCTGTCGACAGCTGGCGGTGCGGACACGGCGAGTGCGGCCCAGGCCAAGTACGCGGCGGCGCTGGCGAAGTTGTCGCCGTCGGCGCGGCAGACCATGACTGCGTTTACGTCGCTCAAGGACGCGTTCGCGAGTTGGTCTAAGTCGCTGCAGCCTGCCGTCATGCCCATTTTCACCCGAGCCCTGAATGGCTTGAGGGGCGCATTGCCTGCGTTGACTCCGATCGTCCGGGCCGCGGCGGGCGCGATCAAGCGCTTGCAGGACAGGATGTCGGGTGACTTCAAGTCGCCGTGGTGGAAGACCCTCCTGTCGGATCTGACGAGGGAGGTTGGTCCGGCCATCACGGGGCTGGGTGTTTCGTTCGGCAACGTGTTTAAGGGAATGGCGGGTGTCGTTGACGCCTTCCTGCCGCAGGTGGACGGTGTTTCGTCCCGCTTGCAGTCGGTCACGAAACAGTTCGCGAGTTGGGGCACCAACCTCAAGGGGAGCCCGGCGTTCGAGGCGTTTTTGAGGTACGCGGCGGAGATGGGGCCGCGGGTAGCCGACGTGGTCGGCAAGATCCTTATGGCTGCTGGCAATATCGGGGCGGCCCTTGCTCCGCTCTCGGGCCCGCTCCTCGCTGCTCTGGGCGCGGTGGCTGAGGCTATTGGCATCATCGCGGACAAGACCCCGTGGATGATCATGCTGATTTACGGGATCATCGTCGCCGTCAAGCTGTGGACACTGGCACAGATTGCCTTCAACTTCGTCCTGAATCAGAACCCGCTGGTCAGGATCGCGATGCTGATCGGCCTGCTGGTCGCTGCGGTGATCTACGCCTACAACCGGTTCGGGTGGTTCCGGTCGGTTGCGCAGGCGGTGTGGGCTGGCATCCAGACGGCTGCGATATGGGCGTGGAACAACGTCTTGAAGCCGATCTTCGCGGCCTTCGCTGCCGCGTTCCATGCGATTGCGACTGCTGCGACGTGGCTGTGGCAGAACGTCCTCAGCCCCGTGTTCAGTTTCATCTCGACGGCGGCCCGGATCCTGTTCGCGGTGCTCGTCGTGGCGGTGTTCGCGCCGATCGTGCTAGCGGTAAAGGCCCTGGGTGCCATTGCTTCGTGGCTCTGGACTGCCGCGATCAAGCCGGCGTTTGAGGGCATCGCGTTCGTCGCGCAGTGGCTGTGGAACAACGCGGTCAAGCCGACGTTCGAACTACTGAAGGCCGGTGTCCGGGCCGTGGGCGCCGTGGCCAGGTGGCTGTGGCAGAACGTGATCAAGCCGGTATTCAACGGCATCGGCACCGTGATCGGCTGGGTTTGGCGGAACGTCGTCAGCCCCATTTTTACGTCGCTCAAGTTGGCGGTGAAGGGCCTCGGGATCATCTTTTCCTGGCTCTGGAAGACGATTGTCCGCCCGGTCTTCGGGTGGATCGGTGACCGGATCGGCTGGGTCTGGAAGAACCTGATCAAGCCGCCGTTCGACGCGATCAAGCGAGCTGTCAGCCTCGTGGGCGAGGCCTTCGGCGCAGCGAAGAACGCCATCAAGAAGTCCTGGGATCAGGTCGTCAACGTCACGAAGAAGCCGGTGAACTTCGTGATCAAGTGGGTGTACACCAACGGAATCAAGGCCCTCTGGGACAAGGTCGCTGGCTGGGTCGGACTGGGCAAACTGCCTGCCGCACCCAAGCTCCTTGCCGCCGGTGGCGCTGTCGGCGACGGCTTCGGCAAGGCGACGCCGATGCGCGTCAGACGGCCCACGGCCATCGTCGGCGAGGGAAACCCCCGCTACCCGGAATACGTGATCCCCACGGATCCCAAGTACCGGAACCGGGCCGTGGCTCTCCACCAGGCCGCCGGCACGCAGCTGATGGCGGATGGCGGCATCCTCGGCGACATCTGGGGCGGCATTAAGTCCGCTGGTGGTTGGGTCGCAGACAAGGCCACAGGAGCCCTGAAAGCGGCCGGAAAGTTCGCGGCCGGCGCCCTCGCCCCTGCTTTCAACCTGGGACTGAAGGCGATCAACGGGACGCTCTCCCGGATTCCGGGCGCCGACACGGGCCTGGGCAAGGTCGTGCGGGCCATCCCCAGCAAGGTCGCCGACGGCATCCTGTCCTTCCTCCGAGGCGAGGACGAGAAGTCGATGGGCGGCGCCAACGTCGCCAAGGCCCTGACCTGGGCGAAGTCCCAGGCCGGCAAGCCGTACCAGTGGGGAGGCACCGGCAACCCCAGCTGGGACTGCTCCGGATTCATGGGCGCCATCCAGAAGGTGATCGAGGGGCGGAACCCCAAGGGCCGCATCTGGTCCACATTCGGATTCCAAGGAAACAAGGCCCCGGCAGGCTGGGAGCGCCACCTCAAGAGCCCCTTCCAGATCGGCGTCACGAACGCCGGCAAGGGGCACACCGCGGGAACCCTGGCCGGCACCAACGTCGAGTCCAGGGGCGGGGATGGCGTCGTCGTAGGCTCGCGGGCCCGCGGCTACAACGCTCCGCTCTTCCACGGCAACTGGTACGGCCTCGCGTCGGCCATCGCCTCTGGCGGTGGCGGCGGGTCGGCGAAGGCGACTGCCCGGCAGATGCTGGGCGAGTTCGGCTGGTCTCAGAAGCAGTGGCCTTCGCTCGACAAGCTGTGGACGAAGGAATCGGGTTGGAGATGGAACGCAGCCAACCCGTCGGGTGCCTACGGCATTCCGCAGGCCTTGCCCGGCTCGAAGATGAAGTCGGCGGGCGCGGACTGGCGGACCAACCCGGCCACCCAGATCAAGTGGGGGCTGAAATACATCAAGGGAAGCTACGGCAGCCCGGCTGCCGCCTGGAGGCACTCCCAGAGCGTCAACTGGTACGACTCCGGCGGCCTCCTGCAGCCCGGCCTCAACCTGGCCTACAACGGCACAGGCCGGCCCGAGCCGGTGTTCACCACGCGGCAGGCCAACGCTCTGGTGTCGCTGGCCGGCGGCGCGGTAGCGGGTGGACCTGCCCGCTTCGAGGGCGACCTCTACCTGGACTCCGGCGAGTTCCTTGGCCGGGTGCGGGGCGAGGCAACCCAGATCGCGCAGGCGGAAGTCCGCCGTTCCAACACTCAGCTCGCGGGCGTTCTGCGCGCCGGCCGGAGGGGGTGAACCATGGCGATCCCCGGCAACTTGCTGAGTTCCACCACGGAGGCCGTCGACCCGAACACGTCCGGGTGGACGGCCAAGCTCAACTGCAGCATCAGCCTCGGCTCAGGCGGCCGGAACGGCGACGGCTGCCTGGTGCTCAAGTCGGCGGCTGCGGGCGAGATGCAGGCCCGCACCGTCTCCTCTTATGCCGTCGTGCCCGGCACGGTGTACGCCACTTTCGCGGACGCCTCCGGCACGGTTGCCGAGCGGATCGGCATCCGCTGGTTGACCTCGGCAGGCGTCGAAATCTCGGTAACGTGGGCGGTGTCGACGGCGGCTGCGTCGGCGTCGTGGCATCGCGTGAGCGTGGCCGGGGTGGCGCCGGCCGGTGCAGCCCGCGCCCAGGTGCTGGTGTCGTCCACGCCCGCAGCAGCCAACGTCAACCACTTCTGGGAGAACGTCTATCTCGGCTATGCCCGGTTCACGCTGGGCAACCTGCTGACGGCCAATGCCGAGACGTCTGAGCTGGACACGTCCGCCTGGGCGGTAGAGACCAATGTGACCATCAGCCGCTCGGTGCCGGCGATCTCATGGGCTGTCGACGCCTACCCGGTCGGCGGTCACATGCTGACGCTCACCGCAGTCGCGAACGGCAACGTCAGCGTCCTCGGCACCGAGCGGCCCGCGGTGACCCCCGGCGTCGAGTATCTGGCCTACACCTATCTATCGCCGCCCACATCCTCGATCACTTCCTGGATTGAACTGCGGTTTTACGACGCGAGCGGCACCCAGCTGTCGGCTACCCGCGGGGCACTGGCGGCCCCGAGCACCGGATATTTCCGGCAGCGTGTGTCAGCTGTCGCCCCTGCTGGGGCGACGTCGTGCGCGGTCGCAGCGGGCATGGATGCGGCAACCGCCGGCCAGGTCATGCGCCTGGACAACACAGTGGTCTCCGTGGCGACGGATGCCCGCTCGGGCAGCATCACTACCTATGACGCCTACAGCTTCGAGCAGGGCGTCGGCGGCTGGAGTATCACGTCCGGTGCTGCCACCGTGGCGAGGTCCACGCCGTGGGGCGCCTACGGTGTGGACGGCAATTACAGCCTGACGATCACTAGCGCGACAGCGACCACGTCGACTCTCCGCTCCGCGCGGTTCCCTCTCACGCCCGGAGCCGGCCTGAACTGGCGGGCCGAGTGGGCGAGTCAGGTCACCGCCGGCGGGTGGACTGCCACGAGAGGCGTGCGGTTCTACGACGCGGCGAACAACAGCATCAGCTTGGACGCCACCACATCGGCGACCGTGCCGACCAGTGGATGGTGGATGCTGACCACCGACGTCACGGCGCCGGCGAATGCCACTCAGGCTGCGATCGAATGGACCCTCACAGCGACCAGCACCAGCTCGGTGCTGCGCATGGACTCCGTCTCTTTGTGGCCGGCACTTCCCTTGGCAGCTGCTACCGCCAGCGCAGGCACGGCTTCCGTGACCCTGACGCTGCGGGAGCTGCCGGTCGGCTACCTGCTGACGGTTTACCGCGTCGGCCAGGACGGCGCCCGCACCCTGGTGCGCGGCACATCCGGGCTCCTCAGCAAGACGACGCTATCCAGCGACGTGATGGTGATCGAGGACTACGAGGCGCCCCTCGGCGTCCCTGTTACGTACTCGATCGAGATCTACACGGCGGCCGGGGCTCTCAGCAGTACCAGGTCGGCCGGGCCCGTCACGATCGATGCGGGCGACCCGAACGAGGCGTGGCTGAAGGATCCCGGCCAGCCCCAGCGGAACCTGAAGGTGCTGGTGGAGCGGGCACCGGACTGGTCCCGCCCCATTCAACAGTCCACCTACCAGGTACGGTGCCGCCGCAACGCGGTCGTCCTGTCCGGACGGCGCGGAGGGCTGGAGGGGGACCTGTCGATCTGGACGCGGGACGATGACGAGCGGGAGGCGCTCCACTGGCTCCTCGACACCGGGGATGTCCTGTTGTGGCAGGCGTCTCCGGGCATGGGCGTCGCGGACATGTACGTCAATGTCGGCTCGATCGACGAGGCGCGGGTCTCCAGCTACGCCCCGGAACTGTGGCGGGCCTGGAAGCTGCCGCTCACGCAGGCCGACATGCCTACCGCTACGGGCGTCGGGGGATCGGCCGGCCGCACCTGGCAGGACGTTCTGAGTGGGTTCGCTACCGGCACTGACGTGCTGGCTGCCTATGAGACGGGCGAGGATCTGCTCCTCGACCAGCGGGGGTGATCGTGTATTCGGTCAGCAGCCGCTTCCTGGCAGCACTCACGGAATCGCACACGCCGGTTTCCCAGGTGACCTTGCTGCGCGCGGATGGGCGTGTAGAGACCATCGAAATCACGGGCGGCAGCGTCACGGTGGACCGCGGGCAGGCGATCCGCCGCACGTGCTCTGTCACGATCACGGACACCAAACTGATCCCGCGGACGGCCAGCGACAAGCTCAGCACCTACGGCTCTCGCCTGCGAATAGCCCGTGGCGTCCAGTTTGCCGATGGCAGCACCGAGCTGGTGCCGCTGGGCGTCTTCCGCCTGGACGCCGTGGATGGCGATGTCGACGAAGGACCGGTGACTCTGGCAGGCAAGGGCCTCGAGGCGATCGTCGCCGACGACAAGTTCACCTCGCCGTACCGTGTGAGCGGGACGGCCGTGGGCGCGGTCACGGCCCTGATCCAGCGGTCCATCCCAGACGCGGCGGTCGTAAATCGCGCGACGGACGCGCCGATCGGACCTCGCACCTGGGACGTTGAGGGCGACCCGTGGGCTGCCGTGCAGGAATGCGCGGCGGCGATTGGCGCCGAATGCTACGCGGACGCCGACGGCGTGTTCATCGTCTCGGAGCTTCCTGACCTGCTCGCCGTCGCCCCGTCGTGGACGGTGGCCGCGGGGGAGGGAGGCGCCTACATCAGGGCGTCGCGGGGGATGAGCTCCGACGGCGTCAGCAACGGCTGGCTGGCTCGCGGCGAGAACACGGAGACCGGCACGGCACCGGTCAGCGCGCTCGTCACGGACGATGATCCGACCAGCCCCACCTACTGGGCCGGGCCATTCGGGCACCGGCCGGCGTTCTACACGTCCAGCACGCTCACGACGGTGAATGCCGCGACGAGCGCGGCGACACTCAAGCTCCGGGCCAGCAAGGCGCCCAACGCGAGCGGCGACCTGTCCAGTCTGCCGAATCCTGCATTGGAGCCAGGCGACGTACTGCGCGTGATCTACCCGGACGGCACCGGGGAACTGCACCAGATTCAAAGCTTCTCGGTGCCTCTGGACGAGGGCGGGGATTTCCCGGTCACCACGATCTCGGCGAAGGAGGACGCCTGATGTCCTCCGGATCCGAGCTGGCCATCCACGCCGACCTTGCCGACGCCATGCGCCAGCAAGCGCTCCAGGCAGGCGCGAATAGTCCTGACGTGCGTGGCTCTGACTGGCGGCAGGCCATTGTCTCGACGGTCGGCACCGACGGCACGGTGGTGACCAGCGACGGCATCATCGCCCGCCGCATGGCCACCTACGTCACCCCCACTGCCGGGGAGACGATCGTCGTCAGCATCTCCAGCTCCGGGAACTGGCTGGCGCACGGCCGCATCGCACCGGTCACGACAGCCGGCACGTGGCAGACACTCACCCTCTCCGGTGGCTGGACCACGTTCGGCTCGCCGTACTGGACGCCGAGCTACCGCATCAACGGCGACGGCACCGTCAGCCTGTCCGGACTGGCGAAGGCGCCGGCTTCCGCCGCCACCCCGCAAACCCTGTGCACGCTCCCCGCAGCCATCACCCCCACGTCCAAGTCGCGGTTCCCGACCGAGGTTGCGAATGGGGTCCACGGGGCCCTTGACATCAACGTCAGCGGGGCTCTGCAGATCCAGGACTACTCAGGAAACGCCGGATGGGCGGGCCTGGACGGCGTGCAATACCGACTCACCTAGGAGGCCCCATGCCGCACCCTGACTCCGGCTACTACCCGCAAAGCGTCCTGCACCAGGTGCGCGTCGTGGACCTGGAAATGGACTCGCAGATGTTCGCCTACACGGCTGAGCTGCAGCTCGACGGCCGCGGGCAGGGCGTCACCCCCGAGCTGCTGGATCGCGTCACGAAGGCCATCGCCGACTATGCGGCCGAGCAGCTCGCTGACGCCGGCGGCGACCAGGAAATCCGGGCGTCCCTCAGCTACACGGGCGCCTGCGACGTGGTCCTGCTGCCCGATCCGGAGGCCTGATGCCTACCACCGACAGCTACGGGCAGGGTGTGCAGGTCGCGAGCCTGACCGATGCCCCCAACCAGCAGGTCTTGGCGGCGAACCTCGCTGCCGGCCTGGTGCCTCGGTCGGTGATGCGGTTCTCATCGGCGTCCGCTCGCAACGCCACCATCGCTAGCCCGGCGGCCGGGATGACCGCATTCCTGACCACCGAGAAGTTGCTGACGGTTTTCGACGGCACCGCCTGGGTGGTCGTCGCGGCCGGCACCTCGGCGTGGACGACGATCCCCCTCGCGTCCGGCTATTCGCACGACGGCAACTCGAACGGCACCGCCCAGTACCGGATCGTGAACCTCTTCGGGGAACTGACGGTGATGCTGCAGGGCGGCCTCAACCTGACCTATCCCGGCAGTCCCGGCAACATCGCCAACGGCGGCATCATCACGAACACGGCACTGCCGGCGGCAGCGCGCCCGGGGTCCCTCCGCACGGTCTCCGCGGCCTGCTCGGCCTCGAACTCGTCGAGCCTGAGCCTGAAGATCGACGCCCAGTCGGATGGCCATCTGAAGGTCATCGGCACCAGTTCCACGACAGCCAGCGACCGCGTGACGCCCCCGTGGGTCAGTCTCAACGGCCTCTTCTACAGCCTCTGACCAGGAGCCACTGAATGCCTGACCAGCCGGCGCCCGTGCCTATCCAGCCGCGCGTCGATGAGAGTGCCGGGGACCTCGACACGCTTGCCGATCTGGGGCTGGTGGACCCGCCGCCCGAACCGTCCCCCGAGCCGCCGCCCCCGCCCGGCGCCGATACCTGACCCTCAACCACCCCTACGCCCCCGCCAGATGGCCGGGGCCTTTTGCATATCTGGAGTCCCCATGGCCACGCCACTTTCCGCCGACCGCCTGCTGTCCGTCCTTCGGTCTGAGGGCCTGACGGTCCCCGA